TAATAACACAGACTGGGAAGCCAAGCACCTCTGCCCATGATTACATTACTGAATTGATCGCAGAATGCCTTACAGGTAAATCTGAGCCGTTTCACGTTACTGAGTGGATGGAGAGAGGCACTGCACTTGAGCCAGAAGCTAGGGAGGCATACGAGTTCATCTCTGGTAATGATGTAATCGAGACTGGCTTTATTCTCCACACTAGCTGGGAGTTTGGCTGCTCGCCTGACGGTTTGATCGGAGAAGAGGGCGGCTTAGAAATAAAAGCGCCTGCCCCTAAAACGATGGTCAGCTATCTCAGAGACCCGCAGGTCGGTGTTAAGAAATACTGGCAGCAAATCCAAGGCTGTATGTGGATAACTAAACGTGATTGGTGGGACTTCTTTGCCTACCATCCAGAAATGCCGCACGTTCTAGTGCGTGTAGAACGCGATGATGACTATATCGCAAAACTAGCCATTGAAGTCCAAAAGGCTGTGGCTGAAATACTAAACCAAGTGGAGAAGTTAAAATGAAAGTAGGATTATCTGTACGAATCGACGTCACCAAGATTGACAAGTCACGACTGTACAAGGGCGCCAAGGGCACATATCTTGACCTGACAACCTTTGTGGATACAGATCAGCAAGACCAGTACGAGAACAACGGCTTTATCAGCCAGTCAACCACCAAAGAAGAACGCGATGCTAATGTGCAAACGCCTATTCTAGGGAATGTTAAAGTGTTCTTTACCGACGGTCAGGCAGCAGCACCTGCAAAGCAGGCCGATATGAGCATTGAGCAGTTGGATGAAGATATCCCGTTCTAGGCTTAAAAAGCCCCCCTCGCGGGGGGCAAACCATAGGAGGTTGTCGATCGGGGGAACCGACTTAATTAATATATCACAAGGTTTAAGATCATGGAATTAATCAATACTGGCAAATGCTTAGTTGCCGCACAAAACAGCAAAGGTGTAAACAGCCGACAGCTCGCTAAGATAGCTAACACCTCACCGCAGCAGGTATTGCGCTGGCGTAAAAGCAAAAACTTGAAGATACATACTATCCAGCTAATATGCTTATCTTTGGATATAACGATAGCTGAGTTTATAACATTTGGTTATAAGTAACCTTTTCGGTTTACTTTTAACATTGGAACGAATAAGGTACAAAAAGTATTCGGGCTAGAGGCTGATGAACTCTTTAAATTAAACATCAGAGCGTGGTTGACCCTCCAGTGCATAGCCCCCGAAGCAGATCGGTTTCTGCTAAGGGATAGATTAGAGATTCGATACGAATACGAATTAACCGCTGAGTCGCATAGCCCTCAGGTCTTAAATTTTACTTTTCGAAGTAAAAGGGTTTATAACATCTACTAAAATATATATTTAAATATATTTATTAATGAACAAGGCGAGGCTTGCCGAGCCATAGGAGAACAAAATGGATAAGCATATTGAAAGCGCATGTCAGTTGCTTGATATGTCTGAAGAAGAAGTAATTGAGTGGATTACTTGCATGAATCCTTCTTACATTATTTACATATCCGAAGGTGTAGGTGCTTTTTACACTGATGGTGACAATGGTTTAATCTGGTTCGATCCTGATTGCGAAATTTTTGAAGAAGAAGGTGTAAAGGTTTCTGTAATGGGTAATTATTGCGATATTGATTTTGAGTCAATGCTGGAAATCCACAAGCGCATTTCTGGTATAGACTACGATTAATAATGACTTTAGGAGGTCAACATGAACGGTAAATGGTCACAAGAAAACTTTATAACTCACCATCAAGACAACCCTCAGATATATGATATGTTTGTGGAGTTTGCCTTACAAGTGGCAGCCAGAAGGTCATATTATTCTGCAAAGAATATCTTTCACCGCATACGATGGGAGACTATGATTGAGGAATCTGACAGCCAGTTTAAGATAGACGACGGCTGGATCAGTCACTACGCAAGAAAGTTTGTTCAAGATTATCCAGAGCATTGCAATCTGTTTAGTTTCCGCACTAGAAAGAATAGCTATCACGGGGGTGAATAATGCTACTAAATACCAAAGAAGATTGGCAGCCAGAAGAAAAAGATGTAATCGCTTGGCAAAGAGCCTTTCCAGCAGTCAACGTCCACCAAGAACTTATGGCAATGGAGTCTTGGTGCGATGCTAACCCAACAAAGAGAAAGACAAAAAGCGGTATTAAACGCTTCGTAAACCTGTGGTTAACCAAAGCTCAGAATCAGGGTGGCTCTCCTATGGCTAAGAAGGCTGGCAAGAATGAAAGCATCAGGGCTAAGTCTATAGACATGCAGATGACTGACATCAGTTGGCTTAATCCTGAAGATCAAATGTCGATGAAGCAGTATTATCTCGACAAGTTTGGATTTTATTATGACGGAGAATTGAAGAATGCGTAGCAAGAATGCAAAACGGTTAGTTGAGTTTAAGGGAGAGCATCCTATACTGCAAAACGGCAAGTGCTACACGATTGCTGAGTATGTAAAGGTTTGCAATGATTCAAATGAGAGTGAGATTAAATACAGCACTCTCAAGGGCAGGCTTTATGGCGCTCAATACTGTGAGCCTAAACACCTGAAAGGTACTTTTGCTTTCCAGAAAAATAGCTTAGGTTATGATCGGGCAGCGAGAGAAAGAGTTAGGACAGCCAGCAGGCTAGAAAACAGTTCTGAACGGTTGATGGCTAAGTGGTTACGGGTGAAGCTGTGACACAGGGCGATCACGTTAAAGTTGAGAGCAGTCAGGAGCTAGAGAAAAAGCTACCCTTTATACTAAAGCGGATGGAGGGCTGGGACTACGGGGTTCCGATGGTTGTTAAATTAGACCCTTACCAAAACCCTAGAAGCCTAAGCCAGAACGCTATGTCTCATATCTGGTACAGGGAGATAGCCAATTCAATGGCAGACAAGGGCCACAAGATTGATCACGAAGAGCCTGCCGAGGTATGGAAGCTGTGGTTAAAAAAGCGGTTTTTAGGGACTGCTAGTTACTCGATTGGTAACCAGCACATCCCAGAGCAAGTAAAAAGCACCAGCAAGCTAACTAAAGGCGAATTTGTACACTTTCTTGATAACGTCTATCATTGGGCTACCAAGCAGGGCATTCGGTTATCAATACCCGCAGACAGCGAGTATGCCGAGCTACAAGCCCAGCAGGAGGCGTAGTGAGTAAGATCGACCCAAGGGTACTAAAGGAATTTGCAACCACCGAAAGGCATCATCAGGTACTGGACGCTGTAATTGAGTTAGGATCGGCTAATAAGGCATCTAAGAAGTTGGATTGTAGCAGGCGAACTATCGACGTTATGCTAAGGCGGCTAGAGAAGTATGCAGCTACTCAGGGCATAGCTCCACACAGAGACCTAACCCACCAGACCGCAGAGGGCTTTGAAGCAAAGAGAATATCTACTGCTTACAAAGAAGATGGCTCACAAGCCTTGCAATGGGTTATACAGGAGAGAGCCAAAGGTTTAAGCAGAGATCAAATTGTAGACGCTATCGAAGGCTTTGAATGGAAGCCAGCCCCAAAGATCAAAGCTGCTAATGGCCATGACTCAGAGCTGCTTACCCTTTACACCTTGACTGATTTCCATTTGGGCATGTATAGCTGGGCCGCTGAGACTGGCGATGACTGGGATATGTCTATAGCGGAGCATGAGGCACTGTCTGCAATTACTAGAATGGCTGATGGTTCACCGAATAGCGAACTTGCGATCCTTAACCTGCAAGGCGACTTCCTGCACTGGGATGGCCTTTTACCAGTTACTCCAATTTCTAAACACGTTCTCGATGCTGACACCAGATACGGTAAGCTGATCGAGATGGCGTTGTCAGTGACCATGCAATGCGTTGAGATACTGTTAACCAAGCATAAAGCTGTAAAGATAATAGTCTGCGAGGGCAACCACGACGAAAGCGGCTCTGCGTGGCTTAGAAAGGCAGCTAAGGTTATCTACAAAAACAACCCAAGGCTAGAGGTAGACGATACCGAGTTTCCATACTACGCCCACCTGCATGGCGAGATAATGCTGGGCTTTCACCACGGACACAAAAAGAAAATAGGCGCATTGCCTGCGGTGTTTAGCTCAGACGCTAGATACAGGTCAATGTGGGGACAGGCTAAATACTGCTATATACACACAGGTCACTACCACCATCAAGAGCAAGTAACTGCCGAAAATTCAGGCGCGATAGTTGAGAGGCACCCAACGCTGGCTGGTGCTGATGCTTATGCGGCTAGGGGTGGTTATGTAAGTTGGAGGGCAGCACATGCTATTACCTACCATTGCAATACTGGCGAGCATAGCAGAAAGACTGTAGTTCCGAGCTTAAAGGATGAGTAATGTTATTAATTTCCCCACGAATGGAGTCACTGCTGCTAAGTCTTTTTGTAAGTGTGGTAACGGTCTTGAGTATTGGGTTGGCAGCGATGGCAATGCTTACGGGATTTGCGCTCACTGTAACATTGGGATGCCTTGTGAGATTGAGATATTTGAAGAAGAGGACTACGAATGAAAGCACTAGAAAATCAAGTAGGTGGCGACCACTACAAAAAGAAAGCTATTCAGCCCATCGAGTACATAATGGCTAACGAGATGGATTTCTGCGAGGGCAATATTGTGAAGTACATTACTCGCTGGAAAGATAAAGGCGGGGTAGAGTCTCTCAGAAAGATTAAGCACTACGTTGACTTCCTGATCGAGCGAGAAATCAAAGATGACTGAGCCAGCTTACAAGTTTATAAATTACCCTTATAAGTCG